TTTGCAACGAGCTACTCACTGCCGCTATCGGGGCAAATAGCTTCCCATTGTTTAAACGCCTCCTGACATTGGCAGGTCAGAAGACCCATCACCGAATGTCGGGAAGGCAGGTAGAGTGAAGTCGTATGAGTACCTTTCACTACCTGCAATTTTATCAGTTGGAGCATCCGCATAACCTTGTCGGGTTAGCTTAACCATGGCAGTACCTGTGAACGAACTGCTCTGGGCTGTGAAGTCACCGATGCCACTGTAGAACCTAGCGGAGTCAGCACCGTCATCATCCCAACCCAACCTAATCTCGACCTTCTCGTACTGCTCTGTCCATTCGAATGGGAGCGTACCAGCATGTGAGTTAGTAGGTTTATCAGTCGAGTCAGCTGCCTCCTTCTTAAACAGTCCTTGGTTTTCCAGTTCATGCACCGCAATCACAGTTCGCGAACCATCACCTTTCACACCGTAGGCAGTTAGCTGTGCTGTTCCTGAGTAGTCGAACATCAAAGTGCTGGTGCCATCTACAACGATCTCATCACCTAACAGACCATCGAGTTTGATGTTATAGTGTACCTCACATTGGTAGACGCAGTTAGGATACCCATCTACAAAGAGTTCACGCACCATGCAACCTTCTGAGTCAGAGAAGCCTATCTCAGGGAACATCGTGTTGTTCTTAGTGTAGCGAGTACTACTGCTACTGGAGTAGGACAGTCTACGTTCGTTTTCGAAATCATAGGTATCAACACCAGTCAGAGTGCCAGAAGATATGCACGCCTCAGTTGCTATGGTACGTACAGGATCCAGAACTGCCAAATCAGCTTCGATCCATTGCGGGTATGAACTCCCGCCACTGCCTGATTTCATCTGGAGCACATTGATGATCTTGTATGAACCCCACATGCACGAACATAATGTTCCAAGTGTTGGGGTACTGTCACCATTTTTGGTCTTGTAGAACTGTGCATGAGTGTGATCCTCATCCAGCATTAGAACCCAACCACGTACGACATTCCTGCTCAAGTTGACAAGTCCATACCTCGATCTGTAGGGTATTAAGTCCACGTTGTTGTCGTACTCGTCTTGCCATGTTGCACCGGATAAGAAGTCATTAGCTGCGAAGGCTGTTAAACCTCTCGCGGCAGTGTCAGTATCAGCACCTCTGCCAGAATTCAAGTACATGGCTAATGTCTTACTGGAGTTATAATTGAAGTCCTCGATCGTCGGGTGGGTACCGCGTTCAGGTACATCAAGGGCTGCACCCATCCTGATTGGCACACCACCAAGATCTGAATACCCAACGTACGCCGAGGTCTCGTTGACACTTGCAGCTGGAGCATCCTGTGGTACCAGTCTGTTTATATCAGAATCATACCTAACACGTAGCATACCTGATGGTATACCTCTTGGTGTTGGGTTAACCATGATGGCAGAGAAGTCCCACTGGCTACGTTGCACTGAGGACACTATCTCACCACCCCTACCGTACCAGCCTAAACCTTCTTCACCAACAACACTGTAGGAGTTCGGTAATGGGTCTGTGGCTTCTGTTGTGCCAGAGTAGATTAGGCACTGTGCAGTTACCAAGTTCAGCTTGTCATAGGCTGCACCATTCTCTGTAAAGCCTACTGGGTTGTAGCCAGAGGCACATCCGTCGAAAAGCATTGCAGTACAAGTACCACCACGTCTTGACATATCGATGGCTAGGTAGCCAACTTCGCCATCCTCGTTCATGCTATCCTTAGCATCCTCGGGAGCATGCCAGCTTAGAACTTTGTAGTGACCAATTGGTGCGATGATGAAACTCTCTTCTGCTTTCTGTGTCGCTGTTAAGGTACCATCATTAACTACGTAGTATGATGAGTCGAAGTCACCCTTATAACCAGTGAAGTCGGTACCGTACCCTTGCCCAACAACACCATTCTTGATATCAGTGCCTTCGAGTTGATCGAGGGTAACAGCCACTAAAGCTACACCTGCAATCACAACCCTACCGCCATCCTCTGTCACACCTTCAGACAACGTGAACCCATAGTTACCATGCCGTGGTCTAGGGTTACCATCAGCATCTACAGCATCTACAGCTTCAACTACGTACGAGGGCATTGAGTTTAGTACGTTTGTGTAGTTGAGAACTTTAACAATCCGCACTGGTGTGTAACTCCCGATAGGCTCAGAGTCCTCATGTAGGCTCGCTGTAACTATCGTGGACTGTTGCAGTATTGGAGGCAGAACACCCTGTCCGGCATTACCGTTGAAGTACTCCTTGTGCATGTCGAGGAAACCGTTCCACTGATTGGCAGAGATGCCTTTGGAGCTTCCGGTTTTAGCTCGGTTGTAACTCATCTTCCCCTTAGCCATTTTCAACCCCTACTATACCCAATTTAGAAAAGTCAGACGTAGGATATATGTCCTTCGTCACATGTATACGCTTGATGATACGTTTCACCACTGGTTCAGCGTCTTCGAGGTTTGTTTTCTGTTCAAACTTCGTGTACTCTGCCCAGAGATAGTCCCACCCATCAGTCCCATCAACAGTGATGAGTTTACCCTCACCAGCTGGGAATGATACCTGATCAGGGTTGTCGGGTCTGTACTCGAAAGAGTATGTGAGATCCCAATGACCATCTGTTCGTTGGTTACCTGCCAAGCCAGTGAATGCCACTGACCTAGGAGGGAGTGACTTGAAGGTACTTTCGTTCAACGTCCATACCTGATCGAGGCGATCCTTGAACCATTCGTTCGTGGCTACATTCTGTGCAATCACAACCTTACAAGTCATTGTCACGATCGGTTTGTTGTACTCAATACCTTCAGGTTGTAGCTCAGGGTTCTGGCGATTGATGCCATACTCCTGATTGTCTTTCGCACCTGCCCAACCAGTTGAATAGGTGTCCTGTTCCATGCTGTGAGTTTTCACATCAGTGATCGAGGAGAAACTGAAACTGAATGTTGATTCGTCCTCAGGCTCTTTAGGATCTGTTGCAGTTTCTTCAGAACCTGAGGATGACTCAGGTGTTTTCCAAGTCACTGTACCAACATAGAGAGTCTTCTGAGGATCAGAGAACACTGGTGTTACCTCAAACTCTGGCATGACGCAGAACAGATCACCAACTAGGATGGTGTCTGGTACGAATGATGCGAGAGCAAGGAGAGCATCATTGGACTCTGTATAGTCGTGCATGTGATACTCTCGCGTAGTCGACGCTGACCCTTGTGCGTAGGTTACTACCCTCGACGTTTGTTGTTCTTCTAGATATGCCATTAGTCTATCCACACCCCTTTCTTAGTTGAGTTCTTAAGTAGAATCCTATTGGTTTCCTTGGTCTCTTTCAGCTGCTCTTGAGCTATCTGCTTCATGTCCTTCGCAAGGTTTGAACTCAACGCTGCTGCTGAGAACGCACCAATGGATCCAGTAGTAGCAGTCTCTGTTACCTTAACTGTTTCGAAGTGCTTGTCGTAGAACGCCTTTGCTTCTTCCGCTGCTGCTTCTGCTGCTGCTTTAGCTGCCTCGGCTGCACGAACCCACCAAGGTTTCTTGGAGTAGTTAGCATCTTTGACCTTAGCATCTTTCATCTCGTTAGCTTTGTCTTCAGCCTGCTTGTTGAGATCTTTGAGATCCTGTTCAACTTGAGCAGTCGTCTTACCAATCTCACCATCGATCATCTGGTAAGCACCCTTGAGCCATTCAGTAGCTTGCTCCTTCTTATCTGCACTGATCTTGGCATTGGTCTCTAGCATCTGATCTTTGGTTTCCTTCGAGATCATTCTCAGCAGTCCCATCACTTTGATGATGCCACTAGAGATGGCATTGATGATACCATTCCAGACATTCGACAAACCATTTGAGAGTGCGAAGAATGCCTTGAGAAGGAACTTCGCAAAACCTCGCCACTTACCCAACACCATGTCGAGAAACTTGAACAGGACTAACTGACCGGTCTTGAGAGCGATCTCAAAGGCCAACCCGAAGTCTCCTGATTTGAGTGCGTTTAGGATACCATCCCAACCGAGGCCAAATGCCCCGAAGAATTCACCTAAGGTAGCTGTCACATTACTGATGACTTCGTCCCATCCCCAGAATGCTTCGACAACTACGTAGATCGCTGTACCAAGTAGGGCAGACAGAGCCACGATCGGTACCAGAGCAGTTCCGACAGTTCCGAAGAGTGCAGTGACAATTGCCACAGCTGCGGATATTAGGGTAGCCATTCCTGAGAGTGCTGCGGATACAACAGTAGCCACACCAGCAAACGTGAGCAACCCTGCGGCTCCTGTAGCCAAGAAAGCAAATAGCCCTGCCAGTACACCCCCAAGCCAAGTAAAGCTCTCTAGGATGGGCGTGAGGACGTTTAAGAGCCATGTGAAGGCAGATGACATAGCTTCCACGACTGGGACGAGAGATTCACCGATAGCTAGAGCCACACCCTCGATGGCTGACCACATCCTTCTGAGTGATCCCATAATGCCGGAATCCATGTCTGCGGCAGCTTTCTTAGCGTACCCTGATAGGTTCTCCATGTTAGCTGTGAACTGCTTTGCCTTGTCAGCACCTTCGCCCATGAGCATAGCAGAGTTCAATCCGATACGACCGAAGGCCTTGTCGAATAGTGCCATGGCTTCCACGTTGCCCATGTCCTTGGTTACGTTATGGAAGTCCTTCATGATATCTGGCAACTTCTTCATGTTACCTTCGTAGTCCATGATCGACACACCGAGTTCTTCAGCGACTTCTGAACCCTTCTTGCCCATAGCTGTGAGCACGTTCTTCATTTGTCGTCCAGCTTTCGAACCTTTGATGCCCATGTTGGCTAAGAGAGCTAGTGAGCCTGCTGTGTCTTCAACGGACATGTCCAGTGACTTAGCGACAGGTGCCACAGAAGACATCGCCTCTCCGAGATCCTCAACACTCTGCATAGAGTTGTTTGCTGCGTAGGTAAGTACGTCAACGACATGAGCCATCTGCTCAGGACTCTCTGTGTCCATGTGGAACGAGCGAGCAGTCGTCATTGCGAACTCTGCTGCTTGGTCTGTTGAGATGTCACCTGCACGTGCGAAGTCCAGAAGTGATCCTGTCATGGCATCGATGGCTGATGCAGATGCACCACCCTGTCCAAGTTTAGCCATGAGGTCAGAGACTTCACCAGTTGTGAACGAGGTTGTTCGCCCGAGTAGCTTGGCTTCTTTACGGAGTGCTGCTAACTCTTTAGGCGTGATACCTGCAACACGTGCTTTGACCTTCAGCATGTTGTCGTCGAGTTCTCCGGCAAGTTTGATTGTCTTGTAGAGTCCTGCACCAAGTACAGCAGCACCAGCACCCATGGCTAGTCCTGCTCTCTGAGCTTTAACTGCCATGCGATCTAGTTTGACTGCCAACCCTCTCATGGCTGGACTTGCGTTATCGATGAGCGAGAGGATTACGTTTGCTCTTGTTGATGGGGTCGCCATGACTCTCCTTATTATGGTTTACTAGCGGACGCAGTGTTGCCTGTGTTCAGGTTTGCGAACAGTGTTGGGAATTGTTTGATGGTAGCTTTCCTCGCATGTTCGAGGTAGTTACGGCTTGGGTAGCTGCACTGCTTCCATGTCATAGGCCATGGGATAGTGCCTGCGAAGGCTTGTGATCGCAATGTGGGTGGGATGTCCTCTGGTTGCACATTCAAGTATACGCTCCCAGTACCACCGTTGTTGTGCATGACATCGCCATGGAACTTTGTGTTCTCACCATACCCTCCAGCTGGATACATGTCAGAACCAATCATGAACTTGTAGTCATTGCCATTGACTTTATCGAAGGTGACGAACTGCAAACCGCCTCGCCCCTTCTGCCTCTTTCGTGGTGACCTGCCAGCTGGTGACGGTCTGTATGACTTCCAGTTGTAACCTTTGTAGTCTTGTACAGCACGACCAGATCTGCCCATCTTCCTACGCATGGAAGTTCGACAGTATCCGGCTGCTCTGTACATTCTCTTCCGTGCTTCTTTTAGCATCTTACGGTTCTGGTTCAGTGTCCATGTTGAGAAGGCTTGGTTCCCTGTGAACCTGCCAATCTTGAACTTGGTTGTGATCCTGAACGGTCTCAATCCTGAACGTGCCATAGCTAATCCTAAAAGAAGTGTTTCAAGTTCTTTAACTCTTCACGGGTGATGCTCTGATCAACGTGTTGTTTGAACTTGTGGAACTTGTTCATGTCTACATTTTTGCTGCCATTGATCGTACATAGGATCGACATCTCGTAAGCCAATCTATCCCAGTTCTCGTTCTCGCAACCTTTACGCATCATAACAAGTTGATGGAAAGAGAACGGGCGAGGATCCAATTTCAGGATCCCTGCCGATTCCCATATAAACTCGTAGACATCTATCGCTCTAGCTTCTTCAGTTCTGTCTCCACTAGATCCTCGATGTCCAGTTCCTTCGCTTCGACTCTCTCGATCACCTTCCGCATGCCCACCTTCACTGAGTCTACGATTATACGCATCGCTTTTCTCTTGTGGGCTGGTAAAAAATTCACTACGGCTTCGATGAAGGCCTCTGTAGCATGTTCAACTACATCGCCATCAATCCCCTCGTACATCTGGTCAAGGGTGATCTCGCGTGACTCTCGTTCCTTAGCGGTGAGGATATCAATGATCCCAAGAAGGACAGTGATGTTCTCATGAGCAGCAATAGCTGCAATCCAATTGTTGTCGTTCGAAAAGGCTTCCGAAAGATCAATATCAAACTTGCTTTTGACTTCCAAGTACTGACCGATGTTGATATCCAACGTCCAGATGTTACCCTTGGTGTCTTTAAATTGTGTCTCTGTCATCACTGCCCCGATTCGTTTTATAGGTTTGTTAATTCGTCATTGTCATCGATCATCTCGACCGACTCTGTCTCTACTGGCATCTCAAGGATGAGCCTGATATCTTCGACAGTTGTCTGAGTCTCAAGCCCAAGTAGGTCTGCCACATCTGGTCTCAGAGTTACAGCAACATCGTCACTATAAGTTAAGAGCCACTTCAGTTGTTCCATGTCCATATCCATCTCCCAAAAAGGTGGGGGTCAGATTACCCAACCCCCTACCACTAAAAGTTATTTACGCCCAGACAGGTGCTCCACCTGCACCAGAACCACTTTGGCTTACTGGAGCAAATGTCAGAGCGATAGTCATACCGTCTGACAGAGGTGTTGCAAGGTCAGCTGTAAAGCATTGAGCAGTGATGTACATACCTTCGCCTGCACTGTTGTGTAGGCATGCGATGGTCATCACTTCTCTTGCCAAGCATCTCTCGATGAATTCCTTACTGGTGGCTGTGTAGGTCACAGTCGTTGTGATCTCTACATCGATCATCGAAGGACAGTAACGCTTGAAGCGTGAACGTCGATCGGTGACTTCGGTTTTGTCAACTGCAATAGTGCAGTTAACGTCTCGGGCTTCTCCGACAGCAACAAGGGCTGCTGCTGTGTTGGGTGGATCTGCTACAGCAGCTGAGTACTGTAGGACTCCATCAAAACCTGTAGGTGTTAAATCTGCCATGGTTTATCCTATGCTAGTTGTACCCATTCAGGTGCATTACCTGATGAGGCTGGTGCGAACGAAACTGAGTATGTCTGACCTTCAGACAATGGTTGTGCAATGTCCGTCGAGAACACGTATGCGTCGAAGGCGATACCTTCTGTGCTGGCTGCAAGGTCATCAACGAGGGCACAAACAGTGAGAGGGGTGCGATTGATACATGCTGTTCGCAATGTTGCGATAGTTGTATCATTCGGGTCGTAGACAATCGTAGCTGTGATCTCACAGTCAAGACCACCCATTACGGCAGTTTTGAAAGGTGACTTCCGGCTCGATGTGTCTGCCTTGTCGCCGTTGATTGTCACATTGACATCACCAGCATTTGGGCATTCTGTGTAGGTCGCTACTAGATCGATGTCAGCACCTGCTGCACCAATACCTAGCGAACCATCAAATCCTGTACATGGCATATTAAGAGTTCCTTGATTGATAGAAACGGTAATTGAAATTGGTGACGAAGAACATGACTCCTGCCTCACGTACCTGTGCTGGATCGAAGAGTGCTTCCATCTCAAACGGTGGTACTAAACAGAAAGTCCCATCACCTGTTACAAGGTGTCGGTTTGCTTTCAAGGACAACCAGTCCTGAACGTCTTCTGTCATGTTGATTGCGAGATCATGATCAGACTCTTGATAGATCGGGTAATGCAACCCAACACCGATTCTGTACTCCATGAACTCATTTGATCGATCCTGTTCTACCGAGGTCTTACCTTGTAGAGCAACGATGATCGAAGGGTTGAGTCCCTTCTTATAAACTTGAGGCACTAACTGCCTGTCAACTGTTGCTGTTCCGAAAGTTGTCTCACGGAGTTTGTCTGCGACAGCATCGCAAAGATCGACTGCTTTTCCCATTACATCTCCTTCGTGTGAACTCGCCAAACAGTGAACCCACTATCCGAAGATGCTGAGACTCCGTTGCCGTTACTTTCGAGAACTTGAAACTGTCGCACAACTCCATGGATGACCTCTGTGATCACATCATGTTTCTGTGGGTCGACAGCATCACCACCGACATTGTATTCGGCAATGTTGATGAGGTAATCTCTGTTACGTGTGTAGAGAGATGAACCATCCGACTCGTAGGTTACTGAACCTGAGAAACCAACGGTAGCCGTCAAAGGAGCAGAAGTGTTTAGACCTCTGCTCACAGTGACGGTTACACCCATTAGTCTCTTATGTGCTGACCTAGCTGCCAGATAAGCTCTGTTCGCTGGGTTAGCCATAATCTTATACCAACAATGTTTCGACGCTTGTGATAGCATCGGTTGTTAGGATTGGAACTCCAGCAGCACTGTCTACCAATGGTGCAGGTGCTCCAGTGGCGTTAGTGGCTGTTCGTGAAGAACGAAGCTGGAATTGTGAACGGCGATTCATGATCATCATGTCAGGAGAGTGACCAGCTGGGAAACGCTCAAGAGCTTGGAAGATCAAGTCGTCTGTAAGTCCCTTGCCAGCGTCAGCTGTTAGGTTAGCAATTCGTACAACACTGTACAAGCTACCGAAGAATCCAGCGTACCAACCACATCCGCTGGTGTAGTATGCAGGGTAGTTCTTTCCAGATCCGTCAGTGAAGTTCTGAATCTGAGTCTCACCAAGTTGGACAGCACCGTCACCGTGGTAAACAAGTCCACACTCAGCTGAGTTTCGTCGGATCAAGTAGACCGAAGAACCAGTTGAGGCAGTCGTTCCACCAGCGTCGACAACCATGTCGTCAGAAAGGCCATCTAGGGTGGCAAGGTCAGCAAGACCATTGAAACCAGCTGCATTGAATCCAGTTCCGTTGATCCACTGGTTCTCAAGGTTGAACATTGCGGACTTGACGTGACGCAATCCTTCCCGAGCAATGTACTGCTCTTTGCCGCCAGCAAATCGTGAAGAATCTGCAACGGCTTTGTCAACTGCCCATGACCAATCGAGGATCTTGAGGTCAACGGTGTCAATGCGATCAACTGAGTGATCAAAGTCACGTCCAGCATTCTCGCTACGGAATCCGGTTACCGGCAAAGCAGTCATGACCGATTGCTTATGAACGACACCGTTACTCGCTGGGATAGCTGGTAAAGATGCAATCACTGGTGCAGCTGCACGTACTTCCGAAGTTTCCAAACCGGAAAGATCATAGGCATCGCTAACCATGTCTGCTACTGTTAAAAAATCGTTCGCCATCTGTAGTGTTCCTTAAATAGGAGGTAGAAAAAGGTCTCTCACGGAAGGAGACCAAAAAAGGTAATATCGTTTAGCTGGCAAAGGTGATTTTGAATCCCTTGCCTTTCTCTTCGACTGGTTCACCATCGTTGCTCGATAGTGGTGTGTTCTCTGTCTCTTCAGACAGTTCAAGTTTAGCGGCGAGAGATGCGTTAGCTTCTTTCAACTGCTTGATGTATTCGGACTGTGCTGATGCAAAATCCAGATCCTTCATAAAGTAGTCAACTCCGAGTTCTTTACCAAAGCTCTCGATGTAGTTGCCAAGTTCCTCTTTGCTGAATTGAGGAGAGCATGCCTGTGGAGATCCACCGTCAACAATACCTTCAACTTCATCAACTTCTTCTTCAACAACTTCTTCTTCAACAACTTCTTCAACAACTTCTTCGACTTCAGGAGTCTCAACAACTTCTTCAACTTCAGGAGTCTCAACGACTTCTTCAACTTCAGGAGTCTCGACAACTTCAACAACTTCTTCAACGACAGGCTCGTTGGTGCCTTCTTCATTTAATGCCACGACTTGTAGTCCTCGCGAGTTAAGAAAATTAGAAACAAAATTGAGTAGTCTGTCGGACTCAATACCGAATATCGTATCACAGTCAGATGGTCGATCCTCTCGGATGCCCAAAGCGTATTCCATGATAGACTCAGCGTTGGTGACTTCACCCCCGCGATGGAATAGACCGTCTGGGTTAGCAGCAGGCTCGTCGACAATGTCGCAGAACCTTAGCTTGCCCAGTCTTACGTGTGGGTAGTTCTCTGTGTTGGCAGGATCAGGTGATGATGGGTTGTCCATTGCAAAGGCTTCCTCTGCATCAGGATCTCTCATGAAGCTGATAGAGGCACCAAATGCTTCAGGGTCATCCTCTGCCATGTCTAGTAAGAAACCCGCTAGGTCGCCGTCTGGGGTGTTGTGAGCAGCCTTCCAGAAGTGTAGGTCACCTCTGACTTTGCCGTCTCCCATGTCACGAAAGAAGACTCGTCCTAATCCCTTGCTGAGTGAATCTCCGCATTGGTTTGGGTGAGTGTATCTGGCTTTGATACCTTTCTTGGCGAGCGAAAGTTGTGAGCCAACCTGACGAACAAACTCGTCGTCGACCCATGCTCCGTGCCCAAGTGCTTCTCCCTTTGTTATGACTGCGAAGTTCTTGATGAACCCTGCGTCAAAGTTCCCACCCTCACGACTCAGTTCAGGTTTGTTGTCGAATCCTCGAACAACTCCTGCTCTGAAAATCGTAGGTTTCATGTAGGTCTTACTTGCCATCCTTCTTCTCCTTCTCTTTTGGTTTCTGTGGAGGTGCTCCACCCTCTGCTCCCATAGGAGGTTCTGGTGGTTTCATTGACTCTGGTAAGATGTCTAGCTTTTCCATTAGCTTCTTCTCAGCTGCCAATGTCTTAGCCACATCTGACCACTCATCCCCGTAACGTTCTCGTCTGATCTCTGTACGGCTTCGTAAGCCAATGTTAATCAACTTCTCATCAGCACTAGCCTCTTTCATAGTATCCCAGTACTGGAGGCCATCAGGCACCCACAACCAGTTCTTAGGGTCAATGTCGAATGTAGCTGGTAACTGGATCTCGCCTTTTAGGATCCCGATCTTTAGTCGCCACTGGAACCACTCGTTACGGAAGTTAACTTGACGTTCTCTGTCCTTCTCACATGAGCGAAGGTACAGGATCAAAGCAGTTCGACTGCCATTGAAGTTTGTGTAGGACTCATCCCAGAAAGAGTATGGAATGTTCAATGACTTCAACGTCATCGAGATCATGTCTTTCCAGAAATCCTGAGTAGCATTCTCAGGGGTTGCTGCTGTGAGGAACTTAGCCTCTTCGCCTGAGTCGAGATCCAAGATGATTGCACCTTCTTTGTCGAAATCAATCGTCCGGTCTGGATCTGAGTTACCGTCTTCTGAGTCATCGCCAAGACCCCACTGAGCGTCTCTCGTGATTGAAAGAGCAAACAGTGATGCAACCTTTGACTTTGCCAGAGCGTAGTCGTAACTCTCATTGAGATCCATCATAGTGTTGATGATAGGTGCTAGAGGACTGATGCCTCTGGTCTGATCGAATCGATCGTAGAAACCCATAGTGATAGTCTTCTTGGCTGAGACGTTTCTTTCGAACTCGTAGCCATTGCCTTCAACCTGACGTTTCCAGATTGCATACTCTTTATGCCTTCCGGTGACATCGATCTTAACTCCCTGAACCCAGTCTTTGAGTGGACTGTCTTGTTGATCGCTCGAAGGTGTTACAGCAGACTTCTGTGCAAGGTGGGTTGGTTGCCTAACTCTGTCAGACTCAATCGCCTGAAGGTAGCCACCACGTTGACGGACAGCAAATACATCGCCATCAACAACAGCTGAACTTTCTAACTTACGCATGAACTCGTTCAAACTGTATCGACCACTGATGTCGAACTGCTCTTTCTTACTTGCGTAGTTGTAGAACTCTCGCAACTTCTCATCAGTTGCTTCGTCACCTGAGTTGGGTTGGAAGTTATGATGTACGACGAAGTCGATGTGCTTAGAGATGATCCATCGTGCAGCAACTTCATTCCTTCGAAGGTCTCTCGAAGTGGCCTGAAGTATCTTGCGAGCATTAGGTCGCAACTGCTTGTCTTCCGATGTGATCCTGTTCTTCTTCGGTTTGCGATTCTTACTTGAACCAGCACCATCGTATCCGAAGTCGATGCTGCCTTGAGATTCGTTTAGCCAGTCCATTTAAGACTCCTTAGCTTAGGTTAATGCGGTTGAAGATCGGACGACGATTCTTCTTCCCTTGCAACGTAGCAAGTTCTGCTTTCAATGTTCTCAATCGTGACTCAACCTGAGGTAGGTTGAACTGGGTTGTCTCTCCGTCAAGCGTAACCATTGAGGCTCCCGAATCTAAGATAGCTTCTAGGTTCTCGATTGCTGACTTGAGGTCTGCTATGCTTCTACTCATTTGTTCTTCCTCATAAACCATTCAATTAGTGGGGTA